TCTCCGTATTGCCAGAAAACATACCGCCTACAATATCCTGAACCTGCTCGGTGCTTAGCTGAGTGTTTGTATCAGCAGAAGCTATCGTAACTGTGTCGCTTGATGCGTTGGTCGTAATGGTTACGTTAGACCCAGCGGCAAGAGTCAGAGTGTCGTCCGTTGCGTCAGCTACGATATTGTCTTGACCAGATACGGCAAGCGTGGTAAAAGCATTAGGAGAAGTGCCGTCAGAACCTGCAGGGCCCTGAGGTCCCGTAGCGCCCTGAGGCCCTGTTGATCCAGTAGGCCCTGTCGATCCTGTAGACCCCGTTGGTCCTTGCGGCCCCGTAGATCCTGTAGCTCCTGTGGCACCCGCAGCTCCTGTGTCACCCTTCGGACCTTTTTCAGTTATGGATACAGAAGAAGATGCTGACGTTGTAAGATTTACAGAAGACGCTGCCGATGTAGTTACGTCAACCGACGTTGAATCAGTTATTGTTACAGATACATCAGCCATTATCTTGCTTCGCTTTCAATGGCCTCAGAAATATCTTCGTTCACTGTAAAGTTTCCAAAAAGAACTGTTCTGTGAGTATCTAGCCCCCCCGCAGTATTAGGCTTAATATATTGAATGTCGTAAACATACTTGCCAGAAGGAATGCTTCTCATGACTTTTGCAGAAGCCTGAATAGTAGCATTACCGCTGTCGTCAACAGAAACTGGTTCAAAGTTGTTTTCTGCTCCAGCTCTGCTGACAGCTTTGTCTCCGATATCTTGTGTGCCCAGCAGCAATCCGCCCTTACCTCTCACGCTCCTTGATGCGTTTCTAGCATCGGCTGGCTGTCGAACCTGAACAATAAATCTGTAGTTGTCAGTAGACAAAGGAAGGACTGTGCCTGCAGAGTCCTTAAGTGTTATAGTCAACGAAAATGTATCACCTCTTTTACAAGTGATGTCCATCTTCGACGATTCATCGAGATTTACTTTACTAGTTGCCATTATTGAAACATGTTCATGAATGATTGACTCTTATCCTGAAGCTCTCCTCGTGTACCCTTTCTTTGAGAAATAAGTTGAGATTGCTTTGTTGCTTGTTTATCGACACGCTCGTCTTTGCGATCTTCTTTAAGGACCTCCAGTTTTTCTTTAAACTCTTGGTCTTCTGTTTTAAATCCAAGTGTAGCTTGAGCCTTAATCATTTCAATTTGTGTTCTCATTTCATGCTCCATTTGCATCCGCTGCATTTCCAACTGACTCTTCATTTGCTCCATCTGAACCTCAATCTGAGCCTGCATTTGCATTTCCTGTTGCTTAGCCTGAGAAGCGGCCTGAGCGGACTGTTGAGCCACCTGAGCCTGCATCTGTGAGTTTTGCATAGCCTGCTCTTGCATACGCTTCATTCGCTTATTGCGACGAACAATAAGGAGCCTTTCCGCTTGGTTTACGTCACGCATATTTCTAACAGCAATAGCATCCTCAAGATCAATTTCTTTCTGACCCAAAGCCATCTGGATGTTTTGCTCAAGGTACATTCGATCTTTATCCTCCATGTCTTTTACAACCTGAACGCCAAAGTTGTACATGGGTAGATCTCCAAAGCTACTAAGCACCTTCATGTTGCTTTCGCCGATGGCATTTGTGTATGCCTTATATATAGGTGTGTCCTGAGGAAGAATTTGAAGACACTTTACAATGTCCTCACAAACCTTCTTGTAGATAACCATTGCAGCGTTGGTAATATCATAGATGGCATTGTTGCCTGCTGCGATAGCATTTTGCTGTACACCGACTAGTGTATCTCCCTTAGGAGTAGACGCATCCATCATCTCATTGATACCCGTTACGTCACGGATCATCCGTAAGTAGTGGTTGTAAAGAGACACCAACTCGTTGATGTTCCTGATGTGGTTGTCGATGGTTCGCACAGGCGGGTTCTGGAAGCCACCCTCTGGGTTTTTACTTCTGTAGTAGAAAACACCTGTTTGTTCGTAGATGTCATGAAGCTCCAAAGGTTGAAGCTCCCCGCCCTTACCTAGCTGTACATTTTCAAGACCCTCCACGTCAATAATCAACCCATCAGGCTTTGCCTTTGCCAAGGCTTGCTGAAGCTTAAGGTGGGTGATTTGAAGCATGTCTGCAAAACCAACACACCCGTCAATCAAAGACTTGGGGATCATGCGTCGAATATTCGTCGAGATAGACGAGTATGACATACGCGCTTTAGAGATGTCGTGAATGTTTTTAGGAACATTGCTCTTCATGCCGTAGTCAAACAGCATGTCGCATCCCATAATAAAAGAACCCCCATAAATAGTTTGAATCTCAAGCTTATGAGGCTTTCTAGAAAACACTGAATTCTTTTTTTCTTTGTAGTCGTACCCCTCAAAGAAGAAACCGCTGTTTCCGTACTTATTTTCTTTTTCTTCGAAGTATATGCAGTCGGTAGAAACAAACTCAAAGTCTAGAATATCAATCATAAACTCATCATAGCCATACATGGTCTTGTTAAGACTACGATCGTACTGAGTGTCGTTGATTTTAGACTTATCATATCCACCACTGCTGGCCACTTTAGTGGCTATCTTTTTGTAGTCCTCTTCTGAGAACATATCGCCCGCCAACCTTTTTAGCTCACTAATACTTACCCTCTTGATATGACCAGCATAAGTTAGGTCATTCATACCGGGGTCCTCGGTGTAGCTATGAATAAAGTTAATCGGGTCTACATACTCCTCTCTAATGCCATAGCTTGGGTCGTTACTTCTTTTTACAACACCCATGCCTAAAGCAACAAGATCATTAACTACCCTTCTGAAAATGCCGTCATTAAAGTTGCTCCAAGATAGAGTTAAGTTAGTGCCTATCTGTGCAGCAATTTCTGCGTCAGTCTTAACGTTGGTTTCCAAAAAGATTTCTGCCTCCTCCATTGTTTCAGGAAGGCTTTCTGGATCTTCCCCCAGAACCAATCCTCCAGTCATCTCTTTGAGTTTCAACAGCTCATCACGAAGCATGACTTGATTCTTCATCCTGTTTTTCTCTTGCTGCTTTTCAGAAGAAGAGATAGGATCAATAGCCTCTAGGTTTGGGTATGGATCCCTAGAGAGAATTTTATTCGCAACAATCTTAGCGAACTTCGGAAGAATAGGAACGGGGGTGTAATCAAGATTTACCAAGCTACCATCCCCATTGTTGGGGTCTAGATTGGTAAGGATCTGCTTGTAAATATTTGTGTCCTGAGTTCCGTTTGCGTACTCTCTGTTACGCTCAAACGTTTTGTTTCTCTGACGCAGCAAAGAGTTTTGATTTGTCAGACTCCCCCACTGACTCTCGATGGCCTTAGCGTAACTTGAGCCATAAGCTTCTGAAGACTTTTCTTTTTGAGGGGCTAGCGGGTCCGGAAAATTGCTAGACTTCTTTTTACCGTATTCTTGCATTACTCTAGGCGCATTTTGTGCAAATATAAGGAATTAGCCGATGGGCTTATATCGCCTAAAAAATTTAGCCTCAGACAGATTAGACTCTTTCTTTTTAACCTTTACTTTCTGCGCAGCCAAAAGGCACAATCCAGAACTAATTGAAAGGTCAAACTTTGTTCTGTTGTCAATTTTAAATCCTATCCAATCTTCTAGAGTTCTGTTGAAATAAGTCTTCCCGTACTCTCCTGTTTCTCTGTTTATTCCTACGTGATCGTGGATGTAAGCCTCTATAGCGTGAGCATGAGCCTGTATTACTTCTTGAGAGTTAGATGGTATGCCTTTGGTCTTTACGTTCATCTTTGCGTTTGGAGCAGAAAGATGACGGGGCCTATTCATTAAATAGCCATCGTAACCCCTTGTCTCAAAGTATCTTGCAATGCCATACTTGTTATTCTCAATTAACAGTGGGTACCCATAAAACACTGCCGCCATGAGGCAGTCTTCATAGAAAATCTTGGCTAAAGGTGGACGGGACGCATACTCCAATACAAACATGTTAGATGGATGCTCCATGTGAAACTTGTTGTATAAGTGTAGCGCTCCCTTAGACCCCCGTCCATCGACGGTGGCGTCAAGGTCATAAGAGTCAACCCCGCCTACCCCCAGCTCTGCATTCGGTGCTATGCGTTTGTTTTGCTCAGACTTTTTTAGATTACGCATTTCTGTCGGAGGCATCCACGCGATACGGAATCGACCCTTAACATCAGGTTTAAAAATAACCTCTGTGTCTTGGACACCCTCTTTCCAAACAAAGTTTCCCCTTACCACGGGATTCGGGAACAACTCATCGTTGTATTGTATTTGCTCATATATCTGCCCGACATTAAATAAGCTGCCATCAATACTGTCCCTAAAGGCTTCGTCCTCAGTAAATGGGAACTGCCTAATAACTTCATTTAGCTCGGAGGGATCTCCTTTGAGGCTTTCCCTTTCGTTCTTAAGGAACGTTTTAGACCCTTGAAAAATGCTATCCCCATCAAGACCATCGACAACCTTATCAGGATTTTCCACGATTGGATTTCCGTAGGGGTCAAAGAAACCTTCCAAAGAGTCGTAAGCAGGAATGAACAGTCTATAGAGGCCAGTTCTAGTCCTTCCATTTGCGTTTCTTTCTATTGGGTCGGAGTCTTTCCACAGATCCTTGTACTCCTTCCCACCTTTGTCCATCGGATTGACGGTGCTTCCGACCATCGCTTTTCCGACTATTTTCCGCCCGACGATCAAACACGTCCGTTGAATCCTCCAAGCGTCTCTTATGTCTGTAGGTTTTTCCCATTTGCCTGCCTCATCGAGATACAACAAGTGTAGTTTTTCACCGTCGTATGCGTTATTAGTAGTGTTTTTCCAGTTGATAACTGTGTTCAAAGCCTCTCCCTTTTGAGAGGTCTTGTTGTTTTTAGTAATCCTTTTACTGGGCTCTCTAAATGCAAGCTCCATCCGAGGGTTGGTGGTACCGTCCTGAATAGGCTTAAAGAAAAAAGGATAGCTACGAAACATTTGAACCACCTTCTTCATGAAGATGTTTTCTTGAGCGTCTTTACCAGTCTTTGACTGTATCCCCATCAACTTGTCCTTTACCTGAGTGCCCTCATCTAAAAGCACAGACGAGCAGATATTTGTATACCCGCTACGCCTGCACTTAGTATAGAGCTGCCCGATACACCGGGAGTCCGCCTCACACGCCGATAGATGAATAAAGATGTCTCTTTGAAAGGACAAGAAGTTAGGATATCCAATATCCATCTTCGTCCACTGAAGCATCATGTAGTGACGCCCCGTAATATATGTAGGTTCACCGTTATTATAAAACCAAAAGCCCTCACGCCTACGCCGAAACTCTTCTTCGATATACGCAGAAAACTTTTGTCGAAACTCCCTTGGCATCTCGCTCCACTCATCCATAGAGCGAATCCTAGACAGCTCTTCGGGCATAGGCCTCCTTTCCCACATCTGCATATCGACTGCCTTGCCATATCCCTCAATTTGTTTTTTGGGAGGCTGAGCGGGAAGTATAATGACCAACCCACTAAGTTCGATAACCTCACCGTGTGTACCCTTGGGGCAAATTGAGATAGCAAGGTCATCATATTCTTCTATGTTTACTAAAGTGCTCAAAAGTAAGGTTGGTTTGATAGAAACTCTAGCCAGTCCAAAACTGTAACTATTCCATCACCATCGAGATCGTACTGTTTGTTTTTAGTACCAAAAGAGTTGTAGAAGCCAGCGACCTCTTGCATGAAGTCAAGGAAGTCCTGCATTAGTACACTTGACCCCATCTATTGCTTTTGAAGCTGGGGGCTCCTGTTTTTGGGTTTTTTAGAACCATGTTCTTGCCGCATGGACACTGGATCTGATGCTGGGCTTTACCATCAACGAACTTAATGGTTACGCCAGACTTATCTTCTTCGCGTTTTTCGTCACAATCACAAATGTAGGTAGCCATAGTTATCGACCTTGTGAAGCGTAAGGCTTCTTGTAATTAACTGAATTCTTATTTTTAGATGTCTTGGTTTTAGCGTGGACACCTTTCCGACGAATACGTTTTTTCTTGTATTCTGAGATTTGAACTTTAGCCATGTGTTTTAATTTAATTCAGTACACCCGCAGGGACTCGAACCCCGAACCCTCGCCTTAGAAGGGCGATGCTCTATCCAGTTGAGCTACAGGTGCAATTTACTTTAATGCTCTATTCTTTGACGCAGACATAACAACTGCTTTGCCTACGGAGTTTCCTCCTGTGTGGTGGACGTCTTTCCCGTCACCTTTTTTAACCTTACCCCTTTTGGCAAACTTTCTACGAAGCTTATTCCTTAGTGCCCTGCGCTTTTTTTGCTTTTCTGTAGCGTTAAACTCTGTGTCATACTCTTTCTTATAAGAACGAGCTTCAGGGTTATTGGCGTAGTACTTAGCAGTTTTCATGGACCAAAGATAATAAATGTCCGCGAGGTGGGACTTGAACCCACATGTGACCAGTTACCCTTTCTACAAGGTATAAGCTTGAGGGGATACTCG